TTTGTAAAGGAAAAAATGCACTTATTTGAAAAAAAGTTATGAACATGTTAATTACTATTCCAGTTAAAAATATTTTTATTCTTAGCTTCTTCAAGCTCTTCAGTCAACTCTTTAATTCTTTTATATAGAGCATATTTTTCTTTTACTTCTTCTGCGATTTGTTTTTTCAAAACATCAACTTCATTATAAGTCTTCGTTGTCATTATCTACCTCCATCTCAAAAACAAATTCTAATGAGTCATCACTTTGATTATCAGGTGTAAAAATGACTTCATTTTCATTATTAAATTTTTGTTTTACTGCTTTTTCGAAACTTAAGATATTTGATTTTTTTGACATTACATACTCCAACCGATGTTTGATGCCGCCCAATCATTTCCTTTATCTTCGATAATTGCTAGTACAGCATTATCTCTTGGAAGAGTATCCATCATTGAAAGCTTTTCACTGGCCCACTTATACCTACCAGCTAGTATTGACATAAGAACAACTTCAGTATCTAAAGCATCTTGCTTGTACATATCAACCATATCTTCTTTGATAGCCCACTTAGAATTTGATGACTTATTAAGATCTTTAATTAGGTTTGATAAATTTTTCATGATTTCAACTCCTTAATTTTTTATTTTATAATTATATTATACACTGAAAATTAGGGAATGTACACTAAAAAATGCACTTATTTGAAAAAAAGTGATTAACTTGTTAAATGTTTTGCGTGTATTCTACAACCTATAAAGTTGTTGTAGTAATCATCTCTAAACAACACATTGTGATCAAATTGAAGCTTGGCTTCATAGTAAGACATTTCGCCTTTTGTTTTACAGAGTTTTAATATTTCACGTTTGAATCTTTCTTTTCCATGTTGTTCCACGAGTTGGCATACTTCATTTGATGAGCCGTAGTAGTCCTTCCAATCTGATTCAACACGTGTTCGTACACGTCTTTTACGTGTTTTATTGATGGGAAGAACTTTGGGTTTCCAGAAGTTCTTCTTTCCAATATATTTTTTGTTGGTATGAATTTCGGTGAGTTGATATACAAAGCCTTGGTATTCTTCTGGTGTGTCTTCAAAAATTACATCATTATATGTCCACATCTTCGACTTCTTCTGCTTCAATTCTACTATTACAAATAGGACAATACTTTGGTTCTTTATAAGATGCTACGTAAGATAGCTCATCACATTCTTCGCATTCTATCTGGTAATCTTTCAAGTATTTGCTCCCTTCTTTCTCGCGTTGCACTTGACCACTCAGCAATTTCCTGAGTGGTTCTTCCACAACCTATGCAAAAGTTTTCTTTAAGAGTGCATATTTTCACACAAGGTGAAATCACTCTAGAAATCGATTTCACAGGCGCCACCTGCGCAGGCGGCTGCGGCGAGCGTATCAACATCAGTATACTTCTTTTCTCTTATGTCTTCTTTCCAGTCGACAGTTTTTAAAGTTGATTGTATCTTATTCCATTTATGTAACAAGTATGCGTCTTTTAAACAGTGCTCAGCGAGTGCCTTATCTGATTTTAGATAGTTATCTGCAAACTTATCGAATCTTCTTATCCAGTCTCTTTTTAATGCATTTTCTGAAGTTTCTAATGATATGTCTTCGCCAAATCCTTTTGCTGTAGAACACGCATCCCATAAGTTATTATAACATTTTAGCGCGTCAACAACCATACCTGATGCAAAAACAGCAGCATCACCGTACTTCTTTACCATTTCTTTTGAAGTAATAACTGCAGTATTTGGGGCCTGATTATAGTCTTTATCTCCAGTCATAGGTAAGAATGAAATACCAGCAAATGAATGTCTATTTTCAAAAACATATTTTTCAACTTCATCCCAATCATCTACAATAATTGTATTCGATACATTATGTCTTACACCTTTATCAGCACAAAGTTCTTCATTAGTACCAGCATCAACCCAATGCCTTTGAGCTTTCTTAACTAACTCTAGATGCTTGACACCTAATAAGTCATCTTTATACATTGATCCTTTATTAGGCATTATTGGAAATGAAACAACAACATCTGTTCCACCTGCAGACCAAACTGATTCTTCAACCATATAAGGATTAGTCTTCATAATTGCTTGAGTTATTTCTGATTCTTTATTCATTTGAACATTTCTAATATACATGTTTGAATGCTCAGCATGAATACCAGATGCTGTTTGTAATAACACAGAAGCGTTACCACTTGGCTTAACACATGTAGTTCTAGCAGCTGCATTGATTCCAATTATTCTAGCAACTTCTCTATTTACGTCTTTAACTATTTGAGCACCTTTTTCAAGTATCTTTTCGTTAAAAAGAATATCCGGATTATTCATCCATCCTGTGATTGAAACTCCAAGTAGCGCTTCTCTATCAAAAATAAGTTTTGATGTGTCAGTTAAAAACTTGAAGTCTGTGTACCCTGCTTGTAGGGTACCGAGGATAGACGCTGCTCTGCATGCTTTATAAAAGTCTTCCTCGGTATTGCATTTGCCTCCGTTGATTTCAGTTAGGTTACAACCTTGCCAACCTGACTTCTTATTGATCTGCGGATACATACCAATCTCCACGCATGGGTTTGTAGTATGTTCTTTCGATTCAACGAAGACGAACCCTGGTTCGCCAAACTGTTTAACAGATTCCATAATCTTGCCAAACTGTTCTGGTGTGGTCTCATCTCTTACAATAACTGCAGAGTTATTTGACCTGCCTCTTTGCGGATTATCCATAAACCAATTACCAGTTTTTGCATTCATCATTTCTTCATCATCAGGTGAAAAAAGACAAATGGTTGCTGATCTTCTAACGCCACCAGATAATACAGCATCTGCTGCATGCATTGTAATATCATATGCGTTTATTGGTTTGATCGCTATTGGCTCTTTTGAGTCTAATACAATACCTTGTAATAAGTGTTCTATCTTGTCTAAGGACCTACGTAAACCATCCGGCCCTGGTGCTTTAAATCCACCAGAGATCTTGGCTCCTTTTGGTCTTATTTGTGATAGATCGAAGTACACTCTTCTTCCTTCATATTCTGGGTATTTACCACCACCAACGAAAAAAGAAGACATTAATACATCTAAAGCTGAAGCCCAACCTTCAATTGAATCTTCAACTATATAACCTTTCGCTTGTTTAGTTCTATTTTGAATTTTTGGTAATTTTTTAATATGATGCTTTTGTACAGAAAAACCTGCGCCTGCACCGCATAATAAAATGTAAAACACCTCGCCAAAGAATTCTGGTCTATTGACATATGAAGAAGTACAATTGTACATTCTCATTTGATGTTTCATTAATTGCTCACCACCAAATTGTAAAGCACGTTGAGCGCCAAGAACACGCTGCTCTTTATATGCTGTACGAGCTTCTTCTAAATAAGGTGATAATTCATTATTGTTATTAATATAATTTTTATCGTGCATTTCTATAACACGATCAACAGCCTCATCCCAACTTTCATACCTACCTTCATCGTCTTTAAAGCGTGAATAGCCTTCGTAGAACTTGGTTTGAGACAAAAATTCTCTTGTGTCAACAAATTGTTGCATCTCTTTTTCCTCTGTCTATTTTGATTGTTATAGTTATTATATATTAAAAAACAGTTTTTGTAAAGGAATTAATCATCATTTTTTGAAAAATATTTTTCAATCATTTCAATTCTGTCGTGCGCTGCTGACATCTTATCTCGTTCAGCAATGACAGCTTCTGTTATATCACTATGTTCACCAATACCTGCTGGCATTGTTTGATATACTTTGATGTTAGCCTTATGTACTTCAAGCTCTCCTTCAGCTTGTTTCTTGGCTGCATGTAATAAATGATCGCCTGCTTTCATTCTATTCTCCTAATCTTATTTGTGCTTTTACTTTTCTATGTCCGTTCCAAGCAACAAAGCCACCTATTCTTAAAGCCCAATAAGCCAGCTTATTTAATAAGTGAAATCCGTTCTGCTCAATATTTATATCGCGAAATATTTGATCAGCTTGTTTTTGAGTAATAATACCCATAGTTTTCTTTTTACTTGCTTTTAATAATGTTTCATACTTGTATGCATAATCATGAACCAATCCACCCATTAACAATACGCCTGTAGGTGACAACCACGTGTGTAAGAATTTTGGAATAGATGCGCCATCAAATACAAATCCTGCCGGTACAACATACCATACATCATTAATTTTAAATTCCCAATCTTCTGCAATTTTCCAAGTACGCATAACAGTTAACCATATCCATATCGCACCCCAGAAACCTTTACCTGCTGTAGGTATTGCTATAGGCTGCAGCTTTGGCATTTCTTTATATTCGAATCCTATAATATTATCTTTACAATCAACACCGAACATGTTAAATATAAAACCTATAATGATTAATACACCGACGACAGTAAATTGCCACCAAGTGACAAGTTGATCTATTATAAATTCCATTACTTTTTCTCCTCTTTTACAGCTTTTTCATAATAGACTATTATTTCTTTTTGCTGATTTAAATATCTGCGTATTTCTGCAATATTCAAAGCGAGCAATTCATAGTCTCTCATGCTTAACGCGACAAATGCCAGTTCACCATATATCTCTGTGAACTCTTTTACAAATTCATCATAGTTATCTTTTGTAACTACAAATACGCGTGTATCATTGAGTTGGAGTGGTTTTGGTCTCGCCACTATTGGTACCGTTATCTTTTCGATTTTTGTTATCGTCTTGATTTCCGGTTCCGGAGTCAGGCCGCTGCAACCAGCTAGGGTTATCAAGCTTATTAGTATTACCAGACTCTTCCATAATTCCACGCCATAGTTTTGCACTTGCGCCATTCATTTTTCCTTCTAATACTTTTGAGTCTTTTAAAGCTTCTACTACTAAATTTAATTTAGTTAACTTCGCTCTTAGTTCATCTTTATATGACTCTGCTTTTTGTAAATTAACTTGCAGTTTACTATTTAAGTCAGTCATCTTCTTAATATTACCTCTTAGCTCGGTAATACTTTTTTCGGATGTTTCAACTGCCGCTTTAAGTGTAGTGTTATTTTTTGTGAGAACTGCTATTCTGTTTTGAGTAGTATCATAGTAATATTTTGCGCCATAACCTATAACGCCAATGATACTTATGACGAATATTAATATATAAATCCTATGCATGATCTTCTATATATTTTCTAAATCTCTTTAGTAATACTGGAAATTTATCTTTCTTTCTACGCTTATCATGCATAGTTGTAGTTTTCAGTCTAGGACCCATTGCTGTTGTCGCAGGATTTGGTATTGATGCAGTGGTTGTCATCTCTTCACTTTTAGCCTGTGCAGATCTTAATGCGTCTGGCGTAGGCGCGCCTTTCTCGCCTTTCTTACGCATACGTTCACCGCGCTTACGCTTCATTTGAATATTATACCAAAGTCCTTTTGATTTTTCTTCTAATGATTCTTTTTGCATAGCTTTTGTCTTCTTCTTCATTTTATTTATAAAAGCTCTATACACAGCAGCTGGACCAGCCTTACCCATAACTCTTGCTCTTTGTTCCATTGCAATAGCTGCTTGTATCTGATGAGCATGTTTCTTGCCAGAGTTTTTAATTTTAGACACTGATGCTTTTGCATCATCTACCGTAGCAAACTTTAAGCCATGAATCGTACCTTTTGGATTCTCATCTGTATATAAATCACTGTGTTTATCTGAATTAGCTGGTTGTCCTTTTTTTCTTGGTATTCTTTTTGTGGCTTCCATCACATCTGTGTTTGCGCTTTTACCAGATTGTTTTACTACACGTAAAGGGTTACCTACCATTCTTTCATATTTTTTTGCTGCTGCTTTTGCTTTATCTTCTGAACTATGATAACTAAAAGTGTAGCGTGACTTAGGCGCGTTAGGTTGAACTACAACGTGTGTGTATGGTTTAACCTTACTTCCTTTTTGTCTGCCAGCAACTCTCATCTAATTAACTCGCTAGCTGTTACGTATATTTCTTGATCCGTTTTCATGTGTACCGCTTTATATATGTCTACGCCAAATACGTCACCTATTGGATAGCAGTCTTCTTTAATTCTAACTTGATCCTTAGCCCATACTAATTCGCTACAAGATTTATTAAGCAACTTAGGATTACTGACTCTATAGACACCAGGTGATAATTGTTTATCTTCTAATAAAAACCATTCATTGTTCTCATTTAAAAAATCTAATACTTCGATATCACATTTTTCACAAATACTTTTTAATCCTTTTTCGCTGAGGTTTGCTTTCTCTTTAACGAGATAGAGCGCTGACGCAAAAGATCCGAGTTTACTTCCACCTCCTGGAATTTTTGCAACGAGCCTTTTGATGTTAGCCACAAGGCGAACGAAAGGAGTATAAGCAGACTTCTTGTTATCGGTGTCAAGTTTCACGTTCCTATTTCTCTTTCCATTTTCGTCTATAATACCTTCTTTATATGCGTCCCAACTTGTCCAATCCATAACCATCATTCTTATGAATCGAAATGCATATACAGTATCTGCTGCTCCTTTTAATATGCCCATTAAATTTCCCTTAATCTTTCTATAACAAATGGATCCATAGTAATTCCAGTGTATTCATCATTCTTAATATAATTTAAAAATATTAAAAACGGTTTTACTACTGGCCAATGCCTCTGATCAAGCTTCAATTCTAATATATCACAAGCAGCTTCTTTACCAAACATATTAAAGACGACTATAAAATGATTTAGTAACAATCTCTCAGCCAGATCGTCTGTTTCGAGATAACGATTAAGTAATCGCTTTATGTACTTAAATCTCTTCAAGTCCTCATAAAACTCATCAATATCAGCGAACTTTGGATTCTTATAATGCTTAGCTGCATACAAGAATAAGTTCTTTTCAGTTAGTTCTTTAAAAATCATTACAAAATTATATATTCGATTTTTTAAGTAACTTCTTTTAATTCTTCAATTAATGCCGCTTTACTCTTTCTTCTATCAAGTTCAACACCATGTTCTCTACCAAGAGCTTCAAGTTCTTTCTTAGTCATTGCTTGATATTCACTCGGTAGATTATCATCTGCCATTAATTCGACTTTAGCTTCTTCAAAATTTGTCGGAGATTCATTTAACATTACTGGCTCAGGCTTTACACCTAAGTATTCGTTGATTGCTTCTTCCGTTATTTTTCTAGAAACTAAGAGTTCTCCAGTCCTAGGATGTCTCCAACCTTGTGGAGTTGGTATCGCGTCCTTTTGAAAATTTGGAGGTGATATAGCCATAATTATTTTCCTTTATTCATTTTTATGCCTTGCCTGTGATACTTACTTAAAGGCAGATTGCTTTGAGGCTTCATTCTTTCTTTACCTTTTATTTCTGGATTACCAGAATAATCTCCATGTTTGCCAGCGTTATAAGCTTTTGCTATGCCTTTGTCTTTATGAGTAGGTTCATAATTCTTAAGACCTCTCATACCTTTAGGCGCTTTAATTGTTTTTTTTGCACCATAAAAATTTCTTGTATCATCTTCACCAGCGCGAAATGCTTTTTTCAATACCGCTTTACGATCTGTTCCAGATCCTTTGATTGAACCTTCCGGAACTACAGCCTCAATAGCATCTAATAAACTATCAGAAACTCTATTACCTGATACACCATAAGATTCAGTTGCTACTTTAGGTCCTTGACCCTTTTTAGTTTCGTCAGTAGGCGGATTGATTATTTTCTTATCACCTTGTTTATTATCATTGCTTCGAGCTTTCATGCTTGGCCCTGCTCTACCCGCTTTTGCAGCATCGTCATGAGACTTTTTCTCTAAGTCAATGTCAGCAGCATTACCTTGAATGTCTGCTTTCATTTTCTTTGCGCCGGCACCTTTAAGATTATTATCCATCGGTTCGGCTTCAGCAGCACTCTTATAATGCTTAGCTCTGTCACTTTCATATAATGACATTAATTTTTCTCTAAAAGACATTGTGCTCTCTTTCTGATCTGCAATTGCTTTTGCAGTATCTTTTTTCATAGTAACCGGATGACTCTTCCCACCAAAGTTGAAAGATTTCTTTCCGGCTTTTGCGGCTGCAGCTGCTGCGCCATGAAAGGCGGTTCTTTCATTTGCTGGAATATCTTCAGGTATATGATACTTGAAACTTTCTTCCATTTTTTTCTCCTTTACATCCATACGTGAGTTACGTAGGTTCCTATAGCTGCGGCCACCGCCACATATACTACTTTATTTATAATGCTCACAGTCCTTGCGTTTTCGTCACAAGTTTTTTGCACTTCATCTAATTTAACCGAGAGTTTATTTAATCTTTCTCTCATGTTTTCGTTATCGTCTTGTAAAGCTATAATTTTTTCCTCTGCTCTAGCCATGGCGACCATAGCTTCAGCTAGTTTATCAAGCTTTTCTTCTATACGATCTAGCCTTTTAGCATTTGAATTTGATGTTTCAGCCATGAGAGATTTCCTTAACATTTTTTGTATGAGATCTTTGTCCATAAATATATTTATTGCTCGTCAATAAATTGACACCATCAATAATTTGTAACGTTTTTAGTGTCAGGTTTTTGACAGTCATTTTCTTCCTTGACCTCTATATTTTTTAAAACTTTTTCTTTTATGTTTATTCATTGTCGAAAATATTGGTTTACGACCAATAGAAGTACCATGCTTTTGCGGCTCGTGTGCTGATACTGTTCTAAATAATTTAGCCATTACTCACTCTTCCAAATAGTCCAAGCACCATAAGCGATAGCTATACCTGCAGCAATCTTCGCTAATGGTGATAAGAATAAAATCATTAGTCCTAATGCTATTAAACAAGCACCGTCCCAACTAGTTCTTTCTTTCATTCTTTTTGTTATCCAATTTTTTATCACTACCACTTCTCCTTGTCCGCCCAATATGCTGCTGACATTTTGCCTTTTGCTATATTTCTGCCATGTCTCGCTTTAAATGATTTACGTTTTGCTTTCATTCTAGCGGACTCGCCTTTCTTAGGATCACCAGCAGTTTCAGCGCCTTGTTGGCCAAATCTAATTGTTTTAACTTTATCACCTTGTTTAGCGACAACAATGTGGCTTTTAGTGGGATGTCCTGGCGTACGTTTTGCTTTATTGAATCCAGAAACTCCTGCTCTTTTTAATCTAGGATCTTTTTCTTCTATGAACTTTTTAAAACTATCCAAATTCATGCCCTGCTATCCTTTTCATTTGAGCGTTAAATTCGCCTTGACCAGGTTTTTTCTTATATAATTTTTTAGTTAAACTACTATCTTTCTTGCCTTTAATTCTCCAATTAAATCCTTTGGCTTTGTGTTCCGGATCTGTAGTTCTTACAAGTCTTCTTTTATATTGAGCTTCATAAGACTCTGGTCCTTTTGGTGCATCAGTACCTTCATTCTGACCGGGCGTATTTTTCTTCATTAATTTTACGGACTCTGGTGTCCCATAGTCATACTTGTATTCCGTTACTTCTCTGCCTTGTGCCTTTTGTCTAAAAGCTTTTCTCTTTTTTGCATCTGTGGTTCTTTCAACATCTTGTATCATTGATGGTTGCTTTACAATCTTTCTTAATTTTTGTAATAACGCAGCTGGAGTTTTATCGTCCATATACATATCTGGTAAGCCAGCTATTGAAACTTTATAACTACCTTCTTTAATATTATCCATCATTGGTCTTTTAAAACCATGCTTTGCTAAAGTATCATTTTTATTGTGCTTATCGTATGCTGATTGGGTCTTTTTAATATTTTTCTTTTGTACAGTTCTTTTTTGAAGTTTAGCAAGTGTTGGTTTAGAACCATCGCGATTAAGTTGACCAAATAGTTTTAAAGTACTACCTGCAAACTTTGCTTCTTGTGGTCCACGCTTAGCATCAAGATACGCAGCAACCGCCATGGCTCTACGTTTCTTTTCGCTCTTACCCTTAAACTGAGGAGCCTTAGACTTTTTGAAGTCTTTAATGTAAGAACCTATTCCGTCTTTTGGATCTAGTGGCATGTTACTTTGCTTTCATTGCTGTTTGCATGGCTTTCATAAGATTATCCATATCCTTTGAAAGAACTTGAATATATCTGCCTCTTTCACCATAATTGATTTGATAACCTATACCACCTTTAAGACGCGTCTTTGTGATTTGTATTCCAAACTTGTTAAACACGTCTTCACCTTCTTGTAAAGCATTTTGCTCTTCTTTAAGATTTTCTTTCATCTCATCTAATGCTTTGGATATGTTTGAGAAACTAAATGGTGTCATCTCATGCTCCCTACTTTTTTACGAGTACCTATCGCTCTAGTGTCGCCTTTGTCCATCATACCTTTCATACCGGCTGCTGGATCTGCTTTACCATGATAACCTTGTGCATACCCTGGCGCTAACTTTTTAATCTTGCCGCCTTTTGCTTTGAAAGCATCAATCGCTTTTTGATGTGCTGCCTTTTCTGCATCAGTCATTGCTTCTTTTTTCATAAGTCTGTTTGTAGCTCTGTCCATACCGCGTACACGCATTGCAGCTTTTCTTTCAGGACTTTTCTTATATGATTTATTTGGTCCGCCTAATTTACTTATAGCATCTGCAGTAGCTTGTTGTTGACCTTTATGGTACATGTCTCTTGCAGCCTTACCTATATAATTTTTTGCAAGAGTTTTTGAGATTTCTTGTACTTTTGCTTCGCCTACTGATTCGTTGTTTTTCTTCTTCTTACCTCTTTCAGCCATTGACGCGTGTGCTGCTTTTTGTTGAGCGTAAGATACGTAACCTTCTTTCTTATCTTTCTTTTTGCCTTTACCGCTTAAGTCTGAATCAGCACCATAATAAGTACCTTTACCCTTTGTGATGTAAGAGTTGACTCGAGCCATTCCCCACTGTTGTGGTGTAGTCCCTGGTCTGTGACCTGTTCTCCAAGCCGCCATGCCTCTGTTGTATACCTTTTTTAATGTGCCGTAAGATATACCAGACTTAGCAGCTTTTTTCTTTAAACCTTCGTTCTCTAATAACTCGTCAAAAGCCTGTTCATAAGTTGAAAATTTAAGCATTTGCTTTACTCCTGTTTTTAATTTTTCTTACTTTAGCGCGGTCCAACATTCGAGCATGTTTCATCTTATCGACCATTTTTTCGCGTTCTATTTTTTTCTTTGCTAATTCTACAGCATCCTCACCAAACATTTTTCTATATTTTAGAGTATGCTTACTTAATTTTGTTTTAGTGCCCGCATCGCCTGGTGCTTTTTTATAAGCTGCCGGATTATCATCATCCATCTTTGCGTGCTTTTTAAAATGAGCAAGTCTTTTACTCTTAGTAGATTTTGATAGTCCTTTATAATAAGGTGCCGGTTGTGTTCCTTTTTTATCCTTAATATCTGGATCTTGTCTTACTCTGTCTTTAAAATCTTTTTCAACCAACTCCACATCAGTAAGCCATTTTCTATACATCTTACCTGCGGATTCTACAATAACATAATTAGTTCCAAGACTGGTAACACTAGCGAGTTCGTCACTGCCTACAATAGCAACACGATCACCAATATTAAACAAATTTCCTCTAACATATGCCTCTCTTTTCTCAGAGACAGGCTCGAAATGTAACTTATTATAATATTCTTTTTGTTCTTTAAGTCCCATACCTTTTCTTACTTCATTATATACTTTCTTTGCATCTGCATTTGAAACATTCCGTGGCAGCCCCTGTGAGAATTGTGTGAAGTCTCCTTCATTTGCGAGTGCTCTCATCTTAGATGCTGACATTCCACTTACATCGTCTGCATCGGGGTCTCTGTCTCCGGCTGAAATTACGTTGATTTTATTGAAATTATAAAGACCATGTCGGCCTTTAACTCCATTATATTTGTTTAACAATGTGTTGAATTCATTTACTCTGTCTGATCCAACAACCATTGTTATATTTTTAAATCCGTCATTATACATTTCAGTTACTGCATCAAAAACAGTTTTAACTTTCTTATCAAGCATAACACTTCTTGCATGCTTAGGAAAGAACCTACGAACTGTTTTAACTTTATATTTAAAGTTCAATGGATTCTTCTTTTTGTCTATGGATTGCGATAAATAAACTCTATAAGGATTCTTACCAGACTTCTTTGCCAACTCGTTCATTAATTTTTCATGACCAGTTGTAGGAGGATTCATACGACCAAAAGTAAAGAATATGGTCTTTTCTTCCTCTATCAAATAATGTTTAAATGAACTTATCATTAACCTTTCTTTCTTTCCATTTCAGCTTTTCTTACATCTTTAAATATTTTTTTAGCAATTCTTTTAATTCTTTGTTGCAATGCTGGCTTAGCAAGTCTTTTTTCTATCTCTTGTTTTCTTGAAAAAGTCAACTCGCCTTTTGGTATTCCACGTGTTAATTTTTTAGCGATTTGATTTCTTGCTTGCCTCATTGCTCTCTTTTCGATAGTCTCTTTATTAGCCATCTTTTTCATAGCACGTTTTCTACCAATAGCAATACGTGACTTTATACGCTTCATGAGTCGAGAACGTTTCATTCTTTGTTGTAGATTTAAAGCTTCATCAACATCTTCTTTTCTTAAATTCTTAGTTTTACTTTTATTAGTGACAACGTGAGGTTTGCCGTTGATGTGTACTACAGCTTCACCTTCTTTATTTACGTTACCGTCCCATGTTCCAGCAGCATGAGCTTTACGAGCTGCTTTAACTTTTGGGTGATTATCTATGTCTATTGATTCTTTTTTAATAACTTCTTGATCGGTTTTCACCATTCTAATACCGACCTTTCCGTCTGGCTTAATATATTTTTCTGGTTTTTTATCCGCGCTTTGTACGTCATCATTCATTTTTGCGAATGCAGCTTTACGATTAGCATCGGTCTTAAAACCAGCGTTCATAGCTTTCTTATAGTCAGACGTATAAGGTGCGTTCACCTTATTGACTTTCATTCTCATGTATTTGGAAGTACCTTTAGGGCCTTTTACAGGTATCTTAAGGTTTGGAAGATCTTTATCTTTCTTCATAGAAAGTTCGGAAAATGATTTGAGTGGGGCCATTAGTTCCTCCCTGGTTTATCCCATCCTTTTATAATTTCTGGTGAAAAGTTTGCGTATGAAAACTCCATACGGTCCACGATTTTCACTGCATCACCACCAAGTTTGTCAATAGCGACATACCCTTCCTGACCAGTTACCTTATACCCATCACGAGTCTTTAAAAAGGTTTGTGCGCTATTTAATCTATTAAGTATATTTATAATTTTCAATTTCGCTAGAATGATAGATTTTTGTAATTCAAACATCATTTGTAAACTTATTTTATTTTGTGGTGAAAAGAATTTTAAGAATTCATCAAGTTTTTGTTGCTGTGCTGCTTTACCTTTTTCAGTCTTTCTTTTATCTATCTCTTTCTGAAACTTTTGCTGTATGTATCTTATTAGCTTTTCAACGTGGGTCTTGGTGTTACCAATGACTTCACCTTTTCGTACAAAAGTATTATTAAATGTTTCAATAGTTTCAGCAATCTTTCGGTTAGCTTCGAGAGTGCGTAAGGTATTACCAGAAATTTTATTAAAAATCCTGCCACAGTTACTAAGATGGGCATTGACTTCCTCCGTGTCTTTTTTACTCATTGTAAACTGAGTCATGTCTCTTAACATAGCATCCTGTGACCATACATCTTTAGATCTAAACTTTGAAGTATCTACGCCGTAAGAGGCTTTCATATTTTCAAAATCAGTTCCTTTATAAGTTGTATGCCATACGATACCGATCTTAGCAGCCTTTGCTTTCTTTGCAGCGTCAGTTCCAGATGGTATAGCGTAAACAATTGTGTTAGGGTGAAACGTAAGATAAGGTTTACCTTTTATCTTTTTTGTTTTAAGATCACCTGGTCCAAATAAGAAGTCGCCTTGTATAACTCCCTTGATACCAATGTTTGGTAAATACTTTAATGCTGCTTTTAATTTTAAATTGAGATCACCGCTAGTATCAGCATCAATGTCAGAATCAGTCTTGTATACTTTTGGAGATTTGTTGAATATCCCTTTTTTAGCAACAAAAAATTTACCATCACGAGGATCGTTACCGCAAAAAATAGCTGGAGCTCCGTCCCATTTAACGCTGACGTTTCCATCTTTAACTCCTCCTACCATATCTCGTAAAGATCTTAAAGCAAGTATTGCTTGTCTAGTGCCATCGACTCCGCCATAGAGGACTTTATCCTCAATGTGTGTCATATGAGTATTCTTTTGTTCTGATATAAATTCTTTAAAATTAATCATTAAACTTTCACTCTAGGTTTAATAGTTCCTTGTGTTATTGTATGAATTTGAATATCATCAAATCCTACTTTTTTTATAGTAACAATCTCACCACCATCGGCAGTTAGTCTTCCATTTGAACCATTATTGTTTATAAAGATAACTGGTGTATTGCCAAAGTATTTAGCAGCAGCTCTTCCATATTGTAATTCTATTTTCTTCCAATCAGCAGGAAATTTCTTTCTTATTGCATCTATTTGTGTAGTGTTAACTTCATTTTGACCTTTACCTTTAGTTACTAATCCCATTTGATTTTTCATGTCAACTGCTTTAGTCACCATGTCTCCTAATGGTACGGTTCCACCAAGTTTAAATCCTGTAAGTGTATTTGTATTCTTTGAATAGTTAGCAGCTTTAACTTCGTATTTTTTACCAGCAATTATGATATCAACACCGGCGGAAGCGCCACCACCTAGCATTGCTTGATCACATAAAAAATAAAGTGTAGCTTCACCAGGACCTACACCTTTTAAATTATAATAATGTAATTTATTAAAATTAGTTCTATCTTCACTCTTTAATTGTTTAATTAATTTATTGGCGATATCCATTTTAATATCGCCTTTTAAAGTATTATCTAAATCAAATTTAGGAAAGAAATGCATATGAAATAAATGTTGTATTTCACTTTTATACTTTAAAGATTCGAAATCTTTTGTTTGAAGATTAAACGAAGTTACCTTTTGAGCTCTTTTTAGAAACTCTGTATCTAAATCTGCTACATTCACGGCTGCCATCTCCTTTAAAAATGTTCTAAATCTTTGCATGAGCTTTCCTCTAGTTACATTATACACTATTTATAATAGTTTGTACATAAAAAAAGCGCCCGAAGGCGCTTTTAATTAAGTTTTATTTTTTTAAACTAATTCCCAGGTTCCATCTAAATTTTCAACTATGGCCGTGCAATTTTTTGTCCAATCGCCGGTATTCATATACGTTTCAGTAATTTTCGGATGATGCGTATGACCGCAAATAACAGCATCGTATGTTCCAATCTTTATTCTTCTGCGAAGTATATTTTCAACGCCAGTTGTTCTTACATACCTCTTAAGTTTCTGTTTGTTAGCTTTACTTTTTGGAATCCAATCGTTAAAGTGAGCAAAAAAGTTTATAACGCAGCGTGGAACTATTTTCCAAAAATCGTATTTATCACCATGTATCACTAAAATTTTACGACCATCAAGGGCGTGGTATGTGTATTCATTATGTATTTCAAAGTTACCGAAATTAAATGCTCTACGAATAAATGGTCTTACGAAGTCGTCGTGATTTCCAGTGAGATAAATGACTTTTGATGTTTCAGAAATTTTAATGATTTTTCTTATAATAGATGAGTGTGATTTAGGCCAATACGATTTTCTACGTAAAGCCCAACCATCAATAATGTCACCCACTAAAAATAAATTTTCTGATTTGTTTTCAGATAAAAATGAACTGAGGGCATCAGCTTGACACCCTCGAGTTCCTAAATGTACATCAGATATAAAAATACTTTTATATCTCATTTTTTTTATTTTTTAAGCATATCTGCAGTAAGAACTGGTAAGTCTTTCATTGCTGCAGTATATTTTGCTCTTTCTTCTTTAGGCATTGGAATCATACCATAGTCTGCCAATAGACCATCTTCATTCCAGTGTTTTGTCCACTCAGCCATATATTCTTGAATGCCTTTTACAACATCTAAATGACTGTGCTTTACATAAAAATACAATGCTCTTGAAACTGCATAGTCACCATCTGCAATTGCTTCAAATGTTGGCGCTCCACCATCAATGATTGCTCCATTTAACTTATCACTATTTTGATCTAAGTAACTAAAACCAAATATGCCATAAGCTGTTGGATCTTCAATTAGTTTTTGAACAATTAAGTTGTCCTGTTCACCTGCTTCAATAAAAGCACCGTCAGTTCTCATTGCTCTACACTTCTTGCCTTTTTTATCGCCTCTTGCTTTAGATGCTGCTTTAGCAATCTTGTCCTTTTTACAGTAACCTTTTTGGTTAACCATTTCAGCATAAGAAGCTCTTGTACCAGAAGTTGTTGGCGGACCATAAACTCTGATATCTAAGTTTGGAAGAGATGGATTAATATCACTCCATTTTTTATATGGGTTGTCTACCCACTTATTACAGTTTACATTTGAATTATTTGCAACACATGCTGGAATCTTAGCTGTTAAAGCTTTAGCTAAATCAGCTTTACTAATATTGAGTTGAGTACCTTTTTTGCTGTTAGCTACAACTATACCATCATAACCGACTTTAATCTCAGTTACTTGAACATTATTTTTTTCACAATATTTAAGTTCTTTAGCTTTCATTCTTGATGATGCATTACCAATATCAATATATTTTAAACCTGTACC